GGGACCGTGATCCGGCACTGCGCGAGCTTCCTGCAGGTGCAGCTACCCGACGTGGTGGGGCAGGCCCGCCCGCTACTGCACTACGGGCAGCTAATCAACGGGGGAGGTCGCCGAGACCGGAGACCGAATCCAGAGGAGATGGCATCGTTGCTGGACTGGCTCGATCTTCGCGAGCCGGTCGTGGCTGATGCTGTACGGGTTGCAGCCGTGACAGGTCTACGTCGAGGTGAGCTGGCACGTATCCAATGGGCGGACGTGGATGCAAAGCGTCGCGCCGTCCTCGTCCGACAGCGAAAGCACCCTCGCAGGATTGAGGCCACGGATGAGTGGGTCCCACTGCTCGGTGAGTCGTGGGACGTGGTTCAGCGTCAGGAGTCGAAGGGCGTTGATGCCAGGGTGTTCCCATTGAGCCTAGAGAAGCTGACGGACAGCGTGACTCTAGCAACGCGAGCACTGGGTATCCCGGACCTCCATCTGCACGACATGCGGCGCGAAGCGAACTCCGCTTTGCGCGACATGGGCTTCGACGCCGACGGCCGAAAAGCCATCCTCGGACACTCCAGCGATCAGATGAATTCACGGTACGTCAAAGTGGACTTGGACGAGTTGCATCACCGGTACGACGCCGCTCAAGGTACGACGCCACGTCTGCCGCGTCGGCGTAGAGCGAGCGCCCATCCGACTTCAGCCACCGGAACTCCCCGCGAAGGCGGCGGTTCTTGATGGTGCCCGTGGCAATGCCGATCTGGTCTGCAACCTCGTCGAGCGTGAGCGTCATGCGCCCGTACTGCTCGGCGAGGAACATCACGCGCCATAGCGTGCGGCGCGTGAGCGAGGTTGAGGTCGAGGTCATGGGCGCTATCGTACCCAGCCCTAGGCGCCCCCGATTGCCCTCGTGATCGTCAGTGATTAGTCAGGGAGGCGGACTGCACGGTGCGGCATACAATTTGCCATCCCGCCACCCACCTGAGAGTCTGATGTCCCCTGTTAGACGCCACGAACTGCTGATCGAGCAGCTTGCCCATGAGGACATCCCGCCCGAGATACTAGCCGCCGCCGTGAAGGTGCGAAAGTGGTTCGCCGCCCGCGGCATCAACGTGTGGGCGCTAGCCGCGGATTGGGATGTCAGCGCGGAGCACGCAGCGAACGACAGGCGGGACCCGTCGCCCGACATCGAGCTGCCTTAGATCAGGCCGACCAGTCCCGTCGCTGTCGCTGCGGTGACGTGCGTGGCGCAGACCGGCACGAGCTGGCCCGCGACCGCGGTGATAGTCACCGAGCCACCCGCGTACAGCGTGACGGTAAGCGTGCCGGCGCCACCGACGAGGATGCCGCCCGTGGTCGGCGCTGTGAGTTCGCTGGCGCCCGCCGTGATGGCGAAAGCGCTGAGCGACACGCGGCGCAGCAGGCTTTGTTGGGAAATCTGTCGGGTCGTCATCGTGATGCCTTCGTGGCCCACTCGCGGAGTGCGGCCTTGTCGTCGTTGCAGGAGCGCAGCGCATCGCGCAGGGCTCGGAGGGATCGGGCTAGCCCGCCGTTCGTGGCGGCCTCGGGGATGGGCTCGGGGCAGTCCTCCAGCAGCGCCCACGGCGGGGTCGCCGCGGCGGGCTGGCGCCACGAGGCGCAGCCGGTGAGGGCGAGGACCAGGAGTAGGCTAGCGCAACGCATCACGGACCTCCTGCGGGACGGGCGTGTCCGCCCATGCCTTGTTCTTGGCGAGCGCGGAGTCGAGCCCCGTGGCCGCGCTGCGAGCCTCACCGGCCCGCTTCGTGCGCACGACGGCGCGAGCTTGGCTCACCTCGTCGGCGATACGGCGGGCCTTGGCGGCGAGCTGCAGTTGCTCCGTGAGCGCGTCCCGCTCGGCCCTCAGCGAGGCGATCCGGCCGGCAGCGAAGTACCAGCAGGTGCCGGCGCCGAGGCCGATCAGGAACGCTGCGATGGCGGCGTACATGCCCAGGCGGGCGCCGAGTGTTGCGAACATCAGAGGCTCCTTCGCCAGTACACGGACTGCTTCAGCGCCCACGGCTTGCGCGGGCGATAGGACTTGAAGCCGCAGCTCATGAGGCTGTTCATGCTCTGCACGTTGTCGAACAGCGTGTCAGTCACGCACCAGCTCATGCCGGCCCGCTCCGCGGCGCGGAGTCGAGCGCGGATCAGGCGCTTCTGCAGGCCCTGCCCTTGTGCACACGGCGCAACGCCGGCACGGGACAGGTACCACACGTCGCTGTACTGATGCGAGCGGGACACCGAGGCGAATGCCACGGGCTGCTCTCCATCCAGCGCGATCCACCAGTGCTTCGCATCACCGTACCCGAGAGGACGGTCGTATGGCAGGCACTGGCGTTGTAGGTCGAGGAGCGCGTACTCATCAGCGACCCGGGCTTTGCGAATCCGAATCACTGGCGCACCCCGTCTCGAACATCTCGCGCTCTGCGGCGCGTCTATTGGTCAGGCCGCGAAGCACGCGGCCCTTGGCTCGGTTCCATCGAGGGAACTCGGCGGCAGCGCCCCAGCAGTCGCCAGCGTTAAGCTTCCGCAACAGCGTCGAGCTATGCAGGTTCGCTGCACCGACGTTGAACGTGAAGCTGACGAGGGCGTCGTACTGCGCCTGCGTGATGCGGACCGTCACGTCGTGTCGCACCGCGGACTGAGCCGCTTTGGTGTCGCTGGCGAGGAGCTTCGAGCACAAGCCCGAGAGGTCCTTGCCAACGTCGGCACTGGTGACGGTTGCCGTGTGCCCGACGCACACCGTGGGGATGCCCACGGGGTCGAGGTACACGACTGGGACGGAGCCCTCCTGGTTGACTAGGAAGACTGTCCCGGCTGCACTCAGGACTAGAGCTGAGGCGACGGCCGCAATGCTGCGGCCGGATGCCATTAGCTCAGGACGACGGTGGCCGTGGCCGTCTGGTTGCCCGCGCGGTCACGAATGGCGTTCGTCGCCGGCTTCGTGTACACGAGGGATTCCGCCGCGGCGAAGCCCGTGCCCGTGAGGCGCAGGTTCGTCGCGCTGGTCCACGCCACGGCGGTGATCGTGTCACCGCTGATCGCGAACGCGGCGGCAGCCGGCGTCACGCCGGTGTCCATCGACTCCGAGAACGTGAGGTTGATCTGCGTGGCCGACGTGGCGACGCCCGTGAACGTCGCAACGGTCACGTCGTAGAGCGACGCGAGCGCGGTGGCGCAGGCGGTGAAGAAGTCCGAGAGCGTCTTGGCGCTCGTGGTCTTGCCGCCGGGCGTGCGCATGCACGTGACTTCGACCGAGCCGATGGCCTTGGCCGCCTCGATGCGGAGCTTGATCCCGTTGCTCAGAAGGCCGGGAGAGGGGAGGTCGTTGATCTTCATTGTTCTTGTGCTCCGTAAGGAGGGTTGCCGGCAGCCAGCCGGTGGTCAGGTCTTAGCTGTTGGGGAAGGCGCTCGTGCGTGGAGTGAAGGCCGCGGTATAGCGAGCAGCCGCTGTGACGCGGATGTCGTCGATGAAGCCGTCGAAGTAGCGCGGGAGCCCCGTGTCGTCACGCCGTCCGATGTAGATAGGCAGGGCGATGGAAGAACCGATGCTCACCGTACCCGAGGCCACGATGTTGCCGTCGAGGAACACGCGCGTAGTGCCACTGGCACGGCAAATGGCGAGGTGGTGCCACGCATTTGCGGTGTATGTAGAGGCCGCGCTGATGGCGAACGAACCAGTGCCTTGAACGTAGACTTCACCGGCTGCTGAGAGGAACATCTCCCAGCCGTCGCCAGTCAAGTCATTGCGGTGCCCGATAAGGCACGCTAGGGCGACGGCGTTGGCGTAGAAGTAGCACTCGACGGTGTAGTCACCCGTGCCGAACTCGAACTCTGGTGCCGTTGCGGCGTACAGGTAGTCCGAGGTGGCAACGGCGAAGGCCGCAGAGGTCGTGCCGAACTTCACTTGCGCGGTGCTACAGACAGCAGCACCGCCACGGAAGACCGAGCGGTGGTAGCTGCTGGAGTCGCTGAACGAGATGGCCCCGTTCGACCCGTCTGCGTGGCAGAGGAGAACCGTCTGCGCGAAGAACGGGTCGGTCTCCGGTCCTGACTTGATGCCGGCGGCCACTGCACCAGCGGTGCGTCGGAACCGGCGGGTCATTATGTGAAGTCCCCCATGCCGATGACGGACACGCCGGCGGCGGTCGTCACCTTCCAGGCGCCGTTCGTGCTGGTGAGCCCCAGCGGCACGTAGTACGAGCCGACACCAGGGCCGACCGCGTTCGGCAGGACCGTGATGGCTGAGCCGGAGCCGTCCTTGATCTGCACCTGCGATGTCGCCGCGGTGGCGACCACGCATAGCAGGCCCTCCAGGTAGTCCCCGGCGGCGCCGGTGGCGCCCAGGACCTGATCGGTCTGCGAGGCCGCGACGGTCTCGTACTCGTCGCCACCGGACTTGCTGTTCGTCGGCGTGCTGCCGGACACGGCGGCCTTGCCCAGCGCAGCGAACTTCCCGAGCAGTGCACTCAGGTCGGTTGTGAGCCGGCGCAGCTTCGCGGACATCGAGCCCGCAGCACCGGCCGCGACAACCGCGTCGCTTGTGGCGCCCGCGTTCGTGTCGATGTTCGACGCCGAGGCTTCGAGCCCATCCACGTGCCCGTCGATGGACGACAGGCCCGTGATGATCGTGTCCTGCTTGGCCGAGGTGGCGAAGCCGGTGATGGCTGCCGGCGGCGTGAGCGTGGTGATCTGCGCGGCGGGCAGGACCACAGGCACGGACGCGGCCGCGAGGGCTTGTCCGAGCGCGGGGGTCTTGTCGTCGATGGAGGTCAGCTTCGCGATTTCAGTGACCTGGTTCGCTGCGCTGGCATCGCCACCGCCGCCACCGCCGCCACCCACGGCGCCGCTGACGATGAGGGCACCGTCCGCGTCCACCTGCAGCGACGCCGGCTTCTTGTCAGGGTCGATGACGACCATGTGTATCTCCTAGCGGCGTCGGTGCCGCAGTGTTGAATTCGCGTAGCGAGGAGGTCCGCCGCGCAGGTGTCGGCCATCGCCGAACAGGTCCTTACGCAGGTTCTCGAACTCCTTCGCCCGCTTCGCTTCGAGCTGCTTCTTCTGGTCTTGGACCAGCAGCTCTTGGAAGTGCCGCACGAGCCCTTCGAGCGCGTCTGCGCGGTCGTCGTGCTCTAGTGCGTCGCGCACCGCGGTCATGTGTGCGAGCTGGTGGAACAGGCTGTAGCTGTTCTGCATGGCTGGCGGGTAAACCGCGCAGCACCGTGCGTCCTCCTCGAACACCGTGTCGGCAACGATCAGCGCACCGCGGCCCATGACGGGCGCGAGCGTGTTGATGATGCGGACCTCTTTCTGCCCGGTCACGAGGTCGTCCTCGAACCCGGGCACCGGCACCTTGGCCTCCTCGAACACAGCGCGGCACACGGGCACGAAGACGGCGCGGAATGCGCCGAAGCCCATGTTCTTCTCGATCTTTACGAGGCGCGGGCGGTGCGGGAGGAGACGGCGGGCCAGCTCGGCGAGCTTGTCGCCTTCGTACCCGCCGGGCACCGCGCCGCTCGCGAGGAGCCACACGCTGCCATTCAGGAAGCACCCGGCGTTGTACGCGGTCTCGTCGCCGTTGGCGCCGCCAGCCGCGGGGTCGATGTACGACACGCGCTCGTCCGGGATCAGCATGGTCTCTTGCGAGATTTCATGCGGCGTGCGCACGCGGTACGCGTACGTGCCCGAGACGAACTCCTTCGCAGCGGTCTCGTCGATGCCGCGCACCACTACCAGCGGGAGCCGGGTCGTGATGCTGACGGTCGTGAGGAGCGAGGGCTTCAGCGGGAAGCGCAGCGCGTCGCTGAGCGCCGTGCTGAGCATGTGCTGGAGCTGGAAGTACGCCTGCCCTTGGTCGCGCTCCTTCTTCTGGAGTGCGTCCTCGTCGAGTAGCTGCGGGTCGGTCGGCCGGCCCTGGTCGCCCAGGAGCCCACCTCCGGTGCGCAGCGAGGGGTCCGCTTCGAGTAGTGCACGCAGCCGCGGCGCCAGTCGGGCGCCGTAGTGGTCCATCTGCTTGTGCGTCGGGAAGCGTCCCGGCCACACGCGGATCGACACGCCACGCGCCGGCAGCGAGTTGTAGATCGAATCGTTCGTCTGCGGCGTGCCGAGCCACAGGATGCGGCCGGTCGCGCAGATGGACGTGAAGTCCTTCGTGATGTGCGCGATCTTGGCCCGCTGCGACGGCGTGGCGCTGTTCTTGCCGGACTCCACGTCGTCGGGAATCAGGATGTCAGCGCGCTTGCCCTGGATGTTCGAGTCGATGCCCATGCAGGACACCGAGGCGGTCTTGTCGATCCCCTTCAGCGAGTGGTGAACGTCGAAGTCCTCGACGCTCGTCCGGTCGCCCGAGAGCTTGTCCGGGCGCATGCACTCCAGCACGTCCATAGACATGATGAGGCGCACAATCAGTGTGCTGATGTCCGTGGCAAGGCCGCCGGCCGCGCACACGATCAGGACCCGCCAGTGCGGGTTGTGGATCAGTGCCCACACGGAGAAGCACGCCGCGATGGTGGTCTTCGCCTGCGACCGCTGCGCCTGAACCATCAGGTACTGCGGGCCGTAGGCGAGCCACTTCGCGATGTCGTCCTGCTGCTCGGTGACGCCCCAGCCCAGTAGGGCCATCGCGTCCACGAGGAAGTCCTCGAACCGCGCGTAGTGCTCCTGGAGCAGGCGCAGCTTTGCCCACCTCGCGTTGGCGAGGTCCGCACTCTCGCGGGGCTTCACTGCGGGTACCGCTGGCCGAACGCTTCGGCAGCCTCATCGAGGGCCGCGGGCGTGATCGTCGTCGGACGCTTCTCGCGCTGCTTGGCGAGCTGCTTCTGCAGCTCGGCCAGCTCGGCGTTGCCCTGCTCGGCCGTGATGTTGTTGTTCTTCAGGAACGTGATCGCGTGCGCACGAGCGTCGTGCCGGGCCTTGATCGCCAGCTCCATCAGCACGAGCTTCTGCTTCTTCGTCTCCGTGTCGTCGTCGGCCTCGATGGCCGGCGTCGTCATGGTGAGGTCTTCAGCGAGCGTCGTCGCCACCGTCGCGTGAAGCGACGCCAGCTCCTCGGTCGTTGCGGCCTTCTTCTTGTCGGTCATCGCGGCCCTTCCTGATGATTCGCGTGTACACCCACCAGCCGATCTGCATGAGCAGCCAGAGTCCGGCGAGCACCTGCACCCAATCGGAGATTGGGTAGCCGAGCACGGTCATGCCGGCTACGGTGACGGGCGGCGCGGCCGCAGCGTTGTGCAGGATTTCTGTCTTCATGGTCGTTACGCGGCCGTGATCGGTCCGCTGAGGAACCATGTGTCCGTAGAGGGTTGCCATACTGTCGCGGTGCACCTTGCGGGCACGGTGAAGCTGGCGCCGGAATCGCCCGAGCCATCCTGGAGGTACGCAGTACCGTCGAAGGTCAGGGTCATCACGTCGTCGCTGTTGTTGGCGACGGTGCAGAGAAATTCGAGCGGGAGCCCGGTCGGCACGTTGACATCCGTCGCGTCTGTCTTGTAGTGCGCCTTGCCGTTGTCGGCTTCGGTCACGTCGCTCGCGCCCGTGTAGGTCACGCGCTTCAGTGCCTTGAAGCCGAAGGCCGACGTGTCGCCGTTCAGCGCTTCTAGCGCCGCGAGGCGTTCGAGGATGGCGTCGTACTGCGAGTCCGAGACGGCAGCGGCGTCCAACACTTCCGCAGCGACGTAGATCGCCTGCCGCGCAGCGCGGTCGAGGTTCGCCTCGGTCACTTGCGAGCCGCCCTCGAAGTCCACGAGCGGCATGTCCTTCGGCGTCTGCCGATAGATCACGAATCGCGTGGCCGACGCCGGGATCGGCGGATCGACTTCGAGCTGGTACGGACCGACGAGCATGTCCTCGGTCACGGTCACGTTTACACGTGCGCCGTTCTCGTCAAGGTAGTACGCCTTGACGTGCTCGGGGAAGATGTACGTTCCTTCCGGCGAGCCGGCGAACGTGAAGTTCCAGATCGTTTGAACGCCGTCGATGCCTACCCAGTGGTTCTGGCTGTAAAGCTGTTCGGTAAGGGTCGCCATCGTGGCTCCATCAAAAGGGGACCCCTAGGCGTTCAGGCACATGTGCCTTCACGTCCTAGGGGCGGGGGTTGCTAATACGGTGCCGTTACTTCGGCTCGGGGCGCAGCGAGTTGACCGCGGGGACAAGCCACGGGAGGCGCGAGAACGGGAGTTGACGCGCGAGCGCGCTCACGTCCGTGCCATCCTTGGTGTTCTGCAGAGCACCCCACACGTCATCGACCTTGCCCACGACCGGCGCCACGACGTTGCCCACGAAGGACTTGTTCGCGCCGCTGCGGCCGCCGCTCGGCGTGTAGCCTGCGATAGCGGTCGTTGCATCGAGCAAGTCGCCTGCGAGCCCCGAGAGGGCCACGTAGTTCAGCGTCTGCCGCGCAATCTCGTACGGGTGCAGAGCGCGCTTCAGGTACGCATCCTGGTCGGGACGACCGAGGGACGCGATGCCGGCGCGGATCATGTAGATCGGCGCGGCGAAGCTCATCGTGCCCAGCAGCATGCCGAGCGCCTTGGCCGTGCCGTGGTTGCCCACCTGCCGGTTCCACTGCTTGTCGATGGCGATGATGCTGAACGTCTTGAACTGCGTCAGCAGCTTGAGGAAGCCGCTGTGCGCCCACTTGCCCGTCTCACCGATGAACTTGTCCTGGATGATCTGCGCGGTGCCGCGGTGCACGGCCTGCACGAATGCGTCCGCCGTGCGCTGGTCCTCCATCTTCGTGATGTCGAACTGCTGCAGCTTGCCGCGCTCGTCGAACTTCGCCGTGCGTGCGAGCTCGCGCTTGATGTCCGCGGAGAGCTTCTTGTCGATGCCCATGTCCGCGAGCGCGATGCTCTCGTTCCCTTCGCGGATGTACCGCAGGGCCTTGTGCACGATCTGCTCGGCCACGCCGCGCTGCTGCACGGACGTGATCGCACGCCACAGACTCAGCGAGCCTTGCAGGTGCGTGCCCGCGCGGAGCAAGCGGTCGCCCGCCGTCAGCGTGTCGATCCCGTAGGTCTCCGCGATCCGGTCCGGCATGTCGAACGGGAAGACCATCTTGTAGTGGTCCGTCCCGAACTCCGCGCCGTACGTCTCCAGCGACCCGATGATCGGGTTGTGCACCTTCTGGCCCTTCGACAGCGCGAGGATTTCTCCACGCAGCCGTGCGAAGCTGCCGACGCTGGCGAGCGCGTGCCGGACCCCGAGGGTCGTGGCCGCGTTCAGCGTTTCGGCGAGCTGGTTGAAACCCATGCCGCCCAAGCTCGCGAGCGAGTTGAACTGCAGGGCGCGGTCCATCCACCGGCCGTTCTGCTCGCCGAAGGGCTGCCCCAGCATCTCTGCCGCGGCCTGATCGAACGCTTCGAGCGTGGCGTTGTCCGCCTTCTCGCCGGCCTTGCCGAACGCGAGAGAGTCCCGGATCAGCTTCAGCCCGGTCGAGCCCGGGATGCCGTGCCGCATCAGCGCCGTCTCGCCGCTCACGCGGCCCGCCTGCCCGCGCAGGAGCGAGAGCTGGTCGGTCTCGAAGATGTCGAGGAGCTGGAACGGCTTGCCGTCCGCGATGTACGTGCGCGTGAGGTCGAGCTTCAGCCGCGAGCGCGTGTGCGCCGGCGCAGCCTTCAGGACGCGCTGGGCCATCGCCTGCGCTTCCTCGCGAGACATGCCCATCGCCTGCACCGCTTCTTCCACGATGTCGGCGGCCTCGTTGCTCTGCACGGCCATCGTCGCGCTGTAGCCGGCCGTGGCCCGCTTGCGCATGATGTCCATGTACTTCGAGGCGAGCTGCAGCGAGAACTTCTGATCGAAGCCCTCGATCTGCTGGAACTGCTCGGCCAGGACGCTGTGCACGACGCGGGCCTGCTCGGGTGAGAGGTCCCGCACCTTCGGCGCGGACATCCGGTGCGGCATGTAGCCGATGCTGGACTCCGGGAGCGCGGCCCAGCCGGGAGTCTTGCTCTCGATCTGTGCCTTGCGCATCCGCTCGTACGCGCCTTCGAG